AAACCTATCAGTATTACTGAATACAAAAAATAAGATTATTGCTCTAGGACAACCCACCCCATTGGTGGGTTGTCTTTTTATTATATGAAGTAATATTCCCTTTATTAGCCGATGGAATTTCTAAAAATTTTAAGTAAAGTGAGTTAAATTTTTGAATAATTAGTGAGCTAATCAGTTTAAAATTATAATATATGACGCTGTAGTCTAAAAATTGTTTTTTTCACATCTCTCTTAGTACAAACATCGGACTAACTTAATGAATAATATTAACTTTAAGAATTTCGAAGAGGCTGGCCAAGCCATTTTAAAATTCTTATCTCAACGATTTGGATTTAAGTTATGGATGATTACCCGTACTGAAGGTGATGACTGGATTGTGTTACTAAGTGAAGATAATGGCTATAACGTTAAGCCAGGACAAGTATTTCGATGGGCAGATTCTTTCTGCTCACACATGGTACAAAATAATGCGCCCCGCATTGCCCCCTATTCACCTGATATTCAAGTTTACGTAGACGCACCTATAAATCACTTAGTCCCAATTAAAGCCTATATCGGCCAACCTCTGTATAAAGAAGATGGGTCCCTTTTTGGCACTCTCTGTGCAATCGATCCTGAACCTCAATCTAAAAATCTGGTCGAGGAAGCTCCATTATTTGAGCTGCTAGCACAAGTGCTTAGCTATAATATTCAAGCTGAATTAAAAGCCGCTGAGTACATACGTAAAGCTGAACGGTTTGAAATGGAGGCATTGTCCGATCCGATGACTGGCCTTTTTAACCGTCGTGCTTGGGACCAGTTAATTGTATTAGAAGAAAAGCGCTGTAAGCGATATGGTCACCCTGTTGCTATTCTCATGATTGATCTTAATGACCTCAAAATCACCAATGATACTTTGGGGCATGCTGCAGGTGATGAACTCATTCAAAAAATGGCTTTAACCCTCAAAAACACTGTACGCAATAATGATATTGTCGCTCGTTTAGGTGGTGATGAGTTTGCTGTACTCAGTATTGAAACCAACCGAGAAAATGCGGATAAACTTGCAACCAGAATTCAAACTGCTATTGCAAAAGCTGGCATTAGTGCTGCAATTGGTTTTGCAATGCGAAATCCAGCATACGGTCTATCAGCAGCTATCATAGAGGCAGATGAAAAAATGTATCAGGATAAAGTCTTAAGCAAATCACCTGAGACTAATTAATAAAAAACGCGAACCCGACGCGGCTCTTGGATCGGGTGGAGAAAAATATGCCTTCAATTGAAGAAAAACGCTTAGCTATTGAGATGGCTGATAAAATCATACAAACACGATTGTCCCATCAATTAACTCAAAATATGAAGGATAATATTCGATCCGGTGAAGTTGAGTACTGGAAAGAAATTTATACTGAATGCTTGAAGATAATTGGTTCAGATAACTAATTTTGACTTTCGGTAAGTCTTGAAACCATCGCCTCTTGATCAGTAATAGTGAGCTGCTTATTATCGAATACATAAGCTTCAGCTATATTTATGTACTCCTGTATCAGTACATGATCATGTGTACCTAAAGACACATATGTTTGATATAGATTCGCCCGAAAGTCTTCTCTAGTCATTATTATAATCTCCAAACAACCCATCCCTGTGATGGGTTTTCTTTTGTCTATTAAATCTTATTTCACCTGAAGAGTAAAAATATTTTTACCATTTTTACAACAAAAAGCCCCAGCGTTGCGCAAACAACCTGAGGCGTGACCCACACCCTAAACTGTGAGTGAAATTATTATGAACAAAAATCCTATTCAAAGCAACTTGCCGGAATTCAATGCTTCACGCATGACTTCCGAAAAGCTGTATCAGCACCCAGTGCCTTCACCTAAGCCACATTGGTTGAGCAACTTCTCTGCTCTATTGCTCCTTATCTCTATCTTCATTGGTCTAGCTGCGATGTTTACCTATGCTGCGGATCAGGAAGCTGCTTATCAAGCAGAAGCGATTGCTAAGGCCGTTGGGGGTGCAAAATGAATACTCAAGTAAATTTACAAAGCATCGAAGATGCTCGTCAAGAATGGTTGCAATCACGCCGTCTTGGTATTGGTGGTTCTGATGTAGCGGCAATCTTAGGCTTGAGCAAATACAGCTCTCCCTATCAATTGTGGCTGGATAAGACAGGTCGCTCTGAACTGGAAGACAGCACCAGCGAACCGGCTTACTGGGGCAACATGCTGGAAGATATCGTAGCCAAGGAATATGCCAAACGAAACGGCGTAAAGGTACAGCGTGTTAATGCAACGATTGCTCACCCTGAGCATGACTGGATGCGTGCCAATATTGACCGTGCCATTATCAATCCAGAAATTGCAGGTAATGTCCGTATCAAAGATGGAAAGCTGACCACTGACCGTATTCTAGAATGCAAAACTGCTAACCAGTACCTGGCTAAATTGTGGGGTGATGAGCAGTCTGAACAGGTGCCAGATTACTACCTGACGCAAGTGCAGTGGTACATGGGTATTACAGGCGCTTCGATGTGTGGCTTGGGTGTGCTGATCGGTGGTCAGAAGTTCCGTAGCTATCAGGTCGCATTCGATCCTGAGCTGTTTGAAATGCTCACAGATGAATGCTCAAAGTTCTGGAATGAGCATGTTCAGGCTGACGTCCCACCAGCTCCAACCACGTTTGATGATGTTCTGCATCGCTGGTCTACTCATAATCCTGATCAGGCACTACAGGCAGATGACGACCTTGCTCAGCTGGTCGCTGAATATAAGGACCTAAACGCCACGATCAAAGAAGCCAGTGGTGAGTTAGATACCCTCAAGCTACAAATCTGCACCCGCATGGAAGATGCGGAGATGATTATTGCTGAGGAAAAGCGTCTAGCAACATTCAAATACCAAGAACGCAACACCCTAGATAGCAAAGCACTGAAAGCCGCTCACCCGGATATTTACGAACAATTTGTGAAGACTTCAAGCACTCGCGTGCTGCGCATTAATTAAGATTTAAGGTAGAAGAATATGAACTCAATTGTTAAAACAGGCCAAAACGCTGCCGTTAATTTCTTAACTCCGAACAACCTGCAAGAAGCAATGCAGATTGCCGGCATCCTTGCCGAGTCTGACATTGTGCCGAAGGAATACCAGCGCAAGCCTGGGAACATTCTTGTTGCTATGCAATGGGGTGCTGAAATTGGCTTGCAGCCATTACAAGCTATGCAAAACATTGCCGTGATTAATGGTCGCCCTTCTATCTGGGGTGATGCAATGCTTGCCCTTGTTCGTGGATCCGGTCTGCTCGATTTCATCCGCGAGGAAATTTCCGAAGATGGTCAAAAAGCCACTGTAACTGTGAAGCGGAAAAATGAAGAACCAGTTGCTTCAGTATTCACAATGGAGGATGCGAAAAAGGCAGGTCTATCAGGTAAACAGGGGCCTTGGACGCAGTATCCAAAACGCATGTTGAAGCTACGT